TGCGCCACGACTTATAATAACCAATCTTATCACCTACTTTACGTTTACCATCTTCACTATCAATATTAATCTGAAAGGTAGAACCTGTTTGAGTTAATACTCCGTGATTGACAGCCATATCTTTAACACCACTATACCTATCAAGACCTGACTTATAGTTAAGGTATATCTCAGCCTGTAGAAGAGGCGGTACAAAACGATTCTTAGTAGTTAAAAACCTTAGAGTAGTACCGGAATAGTTACGAGCTTCAGGTAGAATTTCATCTTCATCGTTACTTGCATCTTGACGTTCGTTCTTCTTAGCAAGCTGACATAGAATAGATGCCATATACTGTGGTCCACTACCACCAGCTGCTTGTTTAATCAATGATGGCATTAAAGCAGATGGATCGTCATAGGTATGATTACTGAATAGAATAGTACAACCAGCTGCACCAGCCTTGTAAGTAAGAATACGCATCATGGACTTAAGCTGTTTTGCTCTAAGACCCATATCCATTGCAGACTTGTCCTTAGCAGCATCATCTACTTCTTTTTGGGATGCAAGGTTACCTAATGAATCAATAGAAATAATAAACTTACCTTGTAAACCTTTTTCCTTAATAGAATCCAAAAGGGCAACTACCTGATTACGACATTGTTCAACAGTATAGACGGGTACGTACTTAGTTTTACTTGCATCCAATCCAACACCTTCAGTACTTGCAGCATCTACTGCAAACTCAGTATCAAAAATAACAGGATGAATACCTTGTTTCTGTGCATTACCTAAAATCTTATTAATAATAAACGTCTTACCAGATTGTGATGGTCCAGAAAACCCAACTAACCTTCCTTTAGGAACACCACCTTCACGACAACTACCACCAAGGATAGCATTTAGTGCATAACAACCTGTATCGTACCAGGTATCAACATTTGAAAGAGCATTATCTTTAAGGTAAGTAGCTTCAGGATTAAGTTTATCTAAACTCGCAAATACATCATCTAATTCATCTTTTTTAGCCATATATCAATATTAGACAATGACCAAATTATATCAAGACATAAAAAAAGCCCCTTTCGGGGCTTAAAAAATAATTTTTTTTATTCGTCAAACAATTTAACAACTTCACCGCTATCTGTAGCAGCCGGTGAATCTGGAATAGTTAGATTTTCAACAATCTTTGTATATTGATTTACAAGCTTAGTGTCAAGCACATCAGCAGCAGTAGTATCAATAATACCATCCTTCCTAAACCTAAATGTAATACCGGTTTCTCGTCCATCAAGAGTTAGAAACTCCTTAAAGAAAAGAGGAATGGTTTGTACTTGAAGTTGACCTGATTCGTTAGGTTGAACGTAAATAGTTGCTGCATTCTTAAGAACGTATTCCTCTGCAGTATCTTCTACTAGTTCGCCGATAATAGTACGACCAACGTGGTCGACCAAAACTTTAAGATTAATGTCTGACATATACCTATATTAACACTTTATCTGAGTATTTCCAACCACTCTAGCAGTTCTATTTTGAATAGCTTTTACGTAATTACCAGCTTCTAAAAGATGATCATGAGTACCACAATCAAACCAGGCCATATCATCAGAAAGAAGATCTACGTTCATTTTACCTTCTTCTATATACTGATTGATAAGGTCTGTGATTTCGATCTCACCTCTTAGAGACGGTTTTACTTTTTTAGCTTTACTTACTACTGTGTTATCAAAATGATATAATCCAGGTACAGCATAACTAGAAGGTGGTTCTTCAGGTTTTTCAATAATACCAACTATATTATTGCCTGATTTATCAAAATCTATTACACCGTATGCTCTAGGGTTATCTACTTTAACACCGTAAATCGAGTTTTCAGAACCTAATGATGGAAACTGACCATCAAAAATGTTATCTCCAAGAATTAGACTTACAGGTTGTTTACCAATAAAATCTTCACCAACAAGAAAAGCATCACTTAAACCAACAGCATTATATTGTACTGTAAATTGAAATTCTACCCCTCTAATATCCTTAACTGCTCTACCAAATGCTTCACAATATTCAATACTTGATGCAATAATTAGTATCTCATTAATTCCAAATTGCATTAATGTTGAAATAGGATAGTGAATAAGCGGTTTATCATAAACCGGTAAAAGTGCTTTTGTAGTTCCGTATGTTAATGGGTAAAGTCTACTACCTTTACCACCTGCTAATATAATTCCTCTTCTCATTTCATTCTCCTAATAAGCTAAACAAGTCACATTGTACTGCTTGATTGGGTAAGTAACATTTCCAACTAACAGCATTATAGAAACGTTCAATAGGCTGAAAGATAAGCTTTTCAAAAATCTTATCATAATCAGGTTTAAAGAACTTATCAAACTCTTCAGGCCATTCATACTTGAAAGCTATACTATCAATATTGTATTTATTTGGTTTCTTAACATAAAAGAACCTAACCTTATCACCCGAACCAATTGCTTCATACTTTTTACCAAGTTTATTAGCTTTAAGAAGTTGGTTATAATAATATGAAGCTTTACAATGAATAGGCATGCCTTTAACAACACTCATTCCGTTACATTGAGCTGCATACTTCTCATAACCTTTGATACCCATAACAGATGCAATTTCTGATATACCTAGTTCCTTAAACTTATCATATACCACTTTCATGGCTTCGTTAGTTTGAGCATAGTCTTGGGTTCTAAGCATAATCTCAATAACGTTTTTCATATACGGTTTCAACGAGTTAGGCAAGGTAGTTCTAACAACTTCTACCCCAGTGTATTTCGTCTTATTAACCTTTGCACCTTCGTCATCAAGAATGTTTAGAACGTAACGTTTTTTCTGTAAGAATACACCAACTTCACCGATACACTCACGTTTGAATACAAACCTACAATCCTTACTATTGAATGTTTTCTTACCCCATATAAGGATTTCCTTATTCAGGTATTCAACCAACTCATCTTCAAGTTTATAAATGTCCTCATGTACTTCTCCTTTTTCATTTTTGAAGGTAAGTCCCAAATGTTTGATAAGTAACTCAATCGAGGCATATGATGAATCCGTGTCGTTGTAAATAATAGGGTCTTTCTTCTTAAGATCTTCATCAGTTAGTCCTGTCTTTAGTTTGATAAAGTCTCTAATGATTACGTTACTTTGTTTAATCACTGCTTGACCACTCAATGTAACTGATGATGCAATATCGTCATCACCAATAGGAGCGTTCTTGTTACCAAAGTATCCATAAATCGAATTGATTAGAATCTTTACTGTTAATTGTTTAGTACCAGCACGTTGTAGTTCAACCCCGACCTTTTCATAATCAGGATCAGACTTTTTCATAGCAGCATGCTTCTTCTTCAAGTCAACATACTCATCTTTGAACCCTTTACGTTTATGGTAATAGTAATCAACAATTTCAGGAATAAGACCCATTTCTTTCTGATGAAATACAATATTAGCTTTCGATATAGTTAGGTTATAGTCCTTAACCATTTTACTAAATGTAGGAATATCATACTCTTTAACTTTACCGTTAACTAGTTCCATAACTATCATGTCATCTGTCTTTTCTAATATCTTACCAATCTTAGTTTCAGGTGATAAGTTAAGAGTAATCATCACATTCGGGTATAGACTATTAGCATCAAAGGATAGTACATAGTTTTGAAAACCTTGTTGAGGTTCACCAACATACGCACCTGGATTCTTACCTGTATCTTCACCACGAATGAATGTAGGAATAACTTGCTTACGGTGTCTAGCACGAATACAAAATGCACCATTGATTACTGATAATGCACCCATTGCAGCATCAAAGGTGGTACAACCAACATAAGCTAACATACGTACCAAACCAATGTATTGTAACTTTTCTTCAAGTCTAACAAGAATGTTTACGTCCTGAATGTTGTAATCAATGAACTTGTCCCAATCAACATCAGATAACGTTGCGAGGTCCATACCTCCATAGTCAACCTTACGTTCATTTAACTCAAGCTCACCAATTGCATCAAGTTTATATGACTCACGCAATGGAGCAAACTTACGATACACATCCAAGTAATCAAGCAATGCAATACCTTCAATAAACCACTTGATTTGTTGTCTACCAAACTGACCTTGAATACTTCTATAATGAACACTACCAACTGGTGATAGTCTTTTCATCTCTTCTTCACCCATAACACGTTCACAACGTTTGATGATGTATGGAATATCGAAGAACTCAGAGTTCCAACCACTTAGAATATCAGGGTAGTCTTTCTCAAGGTAGTTAAGGAACTCAGTAAACAACTGACGTTCACTAATACAATGTTTATACTCAACATCTGGCCTACCTTTACCGTTATATGGTTTAGTACCCCAAGTATAGAACTTCTTCTCAAGATTATCATAAACAGTAATAACGTTAATCGGGTGATTAGCATTCTCAATATTAGGAAAGCTATCTGGTGAATAAGTCTCGATATCAAGCAATAACATCTTGATATCATTCTTAGTAAAATCAGAAGTTTCGTTTACTTGCCAAAAGTTATCTAATAAGAACTGCTGCTTTTCAGGTAGGTTTTCAAACAAACGTTTTACACCATTCTGTCTAATGAATTGTCGTCTATCAGAACCACGTTTGAATATCAGTTTACGTAAAGGTGTCTTATAGATTGACTCTGCAGTCTTATGTCGGTTATCCTTTGGTTCAATATAAAGGTAAGGATTGTAGCTTTGAGTAGTAACAATACGATTACCATCTTCATCCCAGGTAAATAGTCGCATTTGTTCTTTAGCAGATTCATACACTACATTTCTATACATAAGAATAGTATATGAACGATCTAAAGATCATCAAGGCTTTAGGTATTTACGTTTTGGATCACCTTGGTCGTACATATAGTTATCGTAGTATTGGTAAAGATTAGTTTCGGTTTCTAAGAAACGTTTCTCTGCTACGTTTCTACCGTTTACTGATGCCTTAATAAAGTTACGTTCACTGGATAGAGTTTCTTTAATCCTATCAATCATTTCGTCCCCAGTCTTGAACTTAATCGGAGCATCTTTATATGTACATAAATCTTGACATGCAATAGGTAACCCAAGAGCTGATGCTTCTAGATATTTTAGATCACTCTTAGACTTGTTAAAATTATTATCAGTAAGAGGAGCAATAAACATATTGATGTTAGCTGTATATAATCTTTCAGGATAATTGTATAGACTAGCCCAAGGTATGAATTCAACTTTACCTGCTCTAGCTAAATCAGAAAGTTCTTTAGAAATACCACCAAAAAACACCCATTTAAAGTCATTAACAGTCTTTCTAACAACATCATTAATATGGTAAAAATCGTCTTTTCCTTTTACTCTATTATCTACATCAATATGAGCACCTGAACCAGCCCAACAGATACGAGGTCTGTTCTTCTGACGGTCATAATCTTCTTCAATCTTAGCTCTATTGTAGTAGTTCCCAATCCAAAACTTAGGAATAAAATTAGGAATAACATCAATCTTTACAGCTGGGTCCAATTTAGAAACAAAATAATCTCTCATGAAATCACAAGTAACGGACATGTTACCGCATGTTTCCATAATCGATTGAATATTTTCTCTTATCTCATCACTAGTAAAAGCGTGCTTATGTTTATTATAATCAGGAATATCTTCTCTAAATGGTATATCATCAATTTCATAAATGATACGGAACCCAAATTCCTGTGATAATTTTTTAATAAACTCAATAAACTTCTTTTGATGAGGAGCAGCTTGTCTTTGAAACTTGACTGCTTTAACACCTCTATAATAATTAGGGTCTTGATACATTACAGTTGATGTATGTACCATACACCTACCATCAACATTTAACAGATATTCAGGCCATATACATCTCCAGAACCCACAACCACCGTAATCAGCAACGTAATTAAGAAAACGTGGCATTTTTGCTTGATCTTGCGGTCGTGGTTGTTTTTGTTCTGGTTGTTTGAATCCTGCATTACCGAATGGGTTCCCAAAAGGGTTAGATCCGTATGGATTGCCATTGTTGATAGGAATATACATTTACTTTATTTACTCAGTGTAATTGACTCTTCTAGTGATACCGTTAACTTTTTCAAGATAAATTACATCACCTTGAGCTGCTTTAACGCTTTCTTTTCTATGACTGATTACCATCACACTTTCATTATATTGTTCAACTCGTTCCTTAAGAATATTGATAACAAGCTCAACTCCACGTTCATCTAGACTACTATCAAACAACTCATCATACATACTAAAGTTATAGGTAACATCACCCTGTAAACGACGAATATCCATGAAAGCAAACAAACATGCTAAGTCAATATTCTTACGTTCGGCTCCACTAAAGTTAAAGTATGAACATATCTTACCCTTTTCGTTAATAATTTGTTCTTCAAAGTACTCATTAAAGATACAAACACAATTACTATCCATCTTCTTAAGATAATGAGCAAGTCTACTATTAAAAAGAGTTAACATCTTTTTAACAATGTATGATTTAACACCTTCCTCAGATACAACATACTTAACCACATCAAGCATATTGATTTTCTTCTTAGTAACATCTAGAGTAGACTTCACTTTATTAAGTTTAGCTTCATACTCTTCTATAACCTTATCTAACCCGGTATCTGTACTCTTTAGTTCCTTAATATCTAACTTAAGTTGGCCTTGCCATTCAACTAACTGTTTAGCTTTCTCTTTAAGAAGTGTTTGACTGTTAATCTGTTGAACTATAGCTTTGTTCTTTTCATTAAGTTCATAAATTACATCTTTTATTTTCTTAATATTAGCATTAACTGTGTTTATACCAGCGTTAATTTTAGTTTTTAACTCTTCATTATTTTTAATTGTATTCTGAAGTTTAATTTTTTCGTTTTCTATATGATCACGATCATCGTTACTAATAGCATGTAAACATACAGGACAAGTATCTTTATCTGTACCTATTGTACTAATATTCTTTTCTAATTGTTCGTTTTGTATATCTACAATTGTAAGTTTCTTAAGAAATAAGTCTCTTTTTTCAGATTGTTCAGGTAGTTTATTATTCAACGTTTCAATGAACACATTATTTTTTTCAATTACTTCTTGACTAATATCAGTAAGTTTGCTTTTTATTTCAAGTAGTTCTCTTTTGTTATTTTCTTCACGTTGTTTGTAACGTTCGAGTTTTTCTTTGCGTTCCTTAATAATATTAGTATGTTGTTCCTTATAACTCTTAAGAGAGTTATCGGTTTCAGAAAATA